CCATAATTAAAAGTATTGAATGAAAGAGTTGTAGGAGTATCAGAATTCATCAAACCATTTAAAATAGTTTTTTTACCATAAATATTTATAGTGGTATTATTAAGAATGTTCGTATTATTATTATTACTTAAATCAAGTTGTCCGTAGGTATTGTCTCCTACTACATAAAAATTATTTGTTTTATCAAATGTAGTAACTAAAGAGAATTCTCTACCTGCAGATATACCATTGTAATAGTTATCAAGTATTGTGTTTGAAGATAATGTAAATAAATTTACGATAGAACTATTATAAGATAGTCCTAATTGTCCGCTACTATTTCTTCCACATGTATATAAATTATTACTTATATCATTTGTTAATATTACTGAGTGAAATCCTCCTCCTGATACTTGAATTATTTTTTTGCCGGTAATATTTGTAGTGACATTTTGTAGTGATTCTTGAGATATAGTACTACCTATTCCTAATTGCCCTGACGTATTGTCTCCACAACTATATAAATTATTTATATCATCATTTGTTAATACAAGTGAGTGATTTTCACCTGAAGATGCGTTTATAATTTTTTTCCCACTAATATTTATTGTAACAAGTGTCGGTATAATTCTATTAGAAGAATCACCTTGTCCCAATTTACCTAGATAATTACTACCAAAACTATATAAATTATTTGTTGCGTCATTTGTTAATATTAGTGAACTATCTCTTCCTGCAGATATTTGAATAATTTTTTTGCCACTAATATTATTTGTAACAGATGTAAATATATTTCTATTAACAGTATCGCCTAATCCTAATTGTCCGTAAGCATTAAATCCGCAACTATATAAATTATTTGTAGCATCATTTGTTAATATTAACGAATCGTTGCCTCCGGCTGATACATTTATTATTCTTTTCCCACTAATATTGGATGTAACAGAGGTAAATGTATTTCTATTAGTAGTATCGCCTAATCCTAATTGTCCTTCATTATTTAATCCAGAAGAATATAAATTATTTATACTTTCATTAGTTAATATCAGCGTATGAGATTCTCCAGTAGATACACTGATAACTTTTTTTCCACTAATATTAGCGGTAACACGTGTTAATGTATTTCTATTATTAGTATCTCCTAATCCTAATTGCCCTTGAAGATTATATCCACAACCATATAAATTATTTGAACTATCTGTTGTAATTATAGCATTTGAGTTTGAATAACCACTTGTATCTAATAAGTAATTCCAAAATTGAATATTACTATTGAAATATAATTTTTCAACATTTTCGCCTGTGCTTTCTAATATCCAGTCCCCTCCTGATGACAAATTACCAGTTCTATCATTTGATGCTCTTACCTTTACATTATTTTGTTTGTTTATAAAATCAAAATACAGTTTCCATATAGAATTTCTGAGTAAATCACAAGCTAAAAAATCAATAGTTTTGACGAAATATTTTTTAACTAGATATTTAATAAAACTCGTTGTAGTGTTATCTATTATTCCTGTCTCATTATAATTTATAAATGGTTTATTATCAATAAACAGCATATCAACATTATAATTATTTATAAATACAAAACCTAAATTATTATATCTATTAACATTTAAGCTATCTATTTTCTTGTCTAACATAGGAAATGTTACTTTTTTAGTATCGTATACGATACATTTTGTGGAGTTATTACATGATTTAATAAATATATCTAACCCTGGTATATCATAATCAATCAATAATAAATTCATTTATAATATAATATTATAATTTTATTATTGATTTACATCGCTAACCGAATGAATTTTATAATTTGAATTTTAATCTATTTTTCACAGCAAAATAACCAAAACACCACTTATTCTCGGGTATATATTCCCAATTAAATGTTTTTAATATAGAAGATTTAAAAATATCTTTATCAAATAGAGACCAATTGTTAGTAAGTTTAATTTCAATTGTATCATTTGATCTGTGATAAAAATCAGCTACTAAAATAACCCAAGGTGTATATATTTGAATGGTTGAATTTGAATTAAGAACTATGATTTTATATTGATTGTCGTCATAGAGGTGCTTCAATGTTTTAATCAAATAATTAAGATGCCATTGGGGTATAGAAAATCGTTTTACTGGTTTCATTTATATAATTATATAATTTTATTTGTTTTAGTTTGCATTAACATTAACAACAGTTCCAATTTGTTTATCTTGGTTTTTCTCCAAACTTAGAGGTCCGTTTCTAAAACTACTTCCATAAAGTTTTCTTCCGTGATCGCATTTTAACCCAGCAGTTCCTGGTAAATATGAGTTCCAAACTATAGGGTCTACCGGACCAAGTGTATTATAAACAATATCAAGCATTCCTTTTTTATTTGCCATACCTACTCTGACATATTTTGATAAATGATTATTATAATTCAATATAACTTCTCCTTCCGGTGCTTCATATGGATTTTCTCTCATATGTTCTTTTATTAATGACAAATTGTATGGATTATCTAATTCTTTTAAAGCTCTAGCCCATAAAGAAAATCCGATATAAGTAGATTCCATAGGGTCATTAATAACTTTTGTTGGACCCTCTCCATATATTTTTTTATATTCATCAACGAACTCTTTATTAATGTCAGAACGTATAGATTGGAAATAGCTCCAAACAGCATAATGTCCTATGGCGTGTTCTGATTTCATAACTGTAAATGTATGTTCTGTAATACTGAATGAAATTATAGGATAAACCTCTGATACCGGGATATAAATTTTATTATTTTTATTTTTATCCATGTACATATCAAATAACGTCTTGAAAAATGCTACATTTGCTTTTGTCCCATTAATAGTATTTAATATAACGCAATTTTTATTGCTTATAATTTTCTTAATAGATTCTTTGTAATCAGTGCTTCCATACGGAAAATATTCTTCTCCTACTACTTTACCGCCATATTTATTAATAACTGCCTTCATAATAGTATTTGCTGTTCTGGCATATACAGAGCTAGTTCCTACTAAATAAAACGTAGTTCCTATATTATGTAGAGCCCATCTTACACCTACTTCTAATTGTTGGTTTGGTGTAGAGCCCGTGTATATAATATTTGGAGAACATTCTTGTCCTTCATATTGTAGAGGATAAAATAATAACGCGTCGTTTTTTTCTATAATAGGTTTCATTGCTTTTCTATCAGCCGATGTCCAACCGCCAAATATTGTTTTTCGTCCTTCCTTTATAAAATTTTCTGTTTCCTTTTTATAAACTTCTGGGTCCGATTTGCCATCCACAAATTTTGCATCTATTTCTCTTCCATTAATTCCTCCATTATCGTTAATTTTTGTTATTTGAAGTTTCAACATTTCAACCAATGGGGTTGCGTCTGTTGCTCCTGTCACCGAGTGTATAATTCCGATTTTAATTTTTCCCATGTAAAATTTATGTAAAATTAAAAAACTAACTAACGCAAATAATCCATATTTAAAATAATCAATATACATATTTGATTTCATAAATTTAAATATTTTAAAATCTATAGAATTAATTAATAACGCCGAACTGGATAATAGTATCATTATTGAAGCATAATATAAAATTGTATGTAGACTAGAAAAGTTTATATATTTATTATAAAAAACTTGACTAAATATCAATAAAGGAGTTATTGTAATCATAAATATAAAAGCGAAAGCCTTTTTATTTTCAGCGATTTGCGAGTCATTTAATATAAAAAATATAAATGTCGAAAATAATGCTAATAATAAATCATTAAATTGTTCTATCAAAAATATTTCAAACATTTATTATATATTTATCTAATATATAATAAATGAAATCGGAATTTATTTTTAGAATAGTTGTATTAATTGTATTCATCTATGCAATAATTGCGTATCTTAACGAATATATTAATACAATATTATTGGTTTTTCTCTTATTAGGAACTGTTATATTTTACATATTTACTCAAGAATTTAATTACAGTGTTGCCGAAAATAAATGGAGATTTCTTTCAACAATTGGTTCAATTACAATTTCTATATCGTTAATCCTTAACGCAAGTGCTTTTATTAAAAATGAAAGAACTCAAGTGGATCAAAATAATATTAACTTTAATAAAATTATATCGGATACATTTGGTAAGATTGAAGATAGTTTTATGAGAGAAACAGATAAATTAGGTTATTTATATCATAATATATATTATTCGTCGGGTCACCCTAAAATTGGAAATATAGATAGTAAAAGGGATAAAAATTTAGAATTTCAACAAGTATTAAAAATATTTAATGCTATGGAAATTGTTTTTATTGCTGGAAAATTAGATGAAAGAAAAAACGATCCTGAATATAGAGGCGTTATAAATTTATTTGATATGTATGCTTCTTCTCCATTAATGAAACAATATTGGAAAACATTAAGATATAATTTCTCTCCTTCTTTTATTAAATTTATAGAGGAAGAATTTTATAATTATCGTTTATCTACCGACATTGTATTTGTATCTTAAATGTTATAAAAATAATATATTTTATTATACTTGTATATTATAAATATTATGACTCCATTTAAATCAGATAATTTATTAAAATATACGGTATATTTAATAAATATAATTATACTTGGTTTAGCTATCAAATGGCTATACGATAGATTTTTCTACATACCAGAGTATTATTTTTATCAAAATTTTTTGTATAGTAATTTAACAATCCCGTCTAGTAGTAAGAGAAATCTGTTATTGTGTTCTAATTCTACAATGCCGGTAACCGGAAAACATTTTGGATATGTATTAGAAGGTGTAAAAAAATTCTTATCTCCTCATAATGTAAATGAAATATTAGTTATAACGTATGCTTATCCGAGAATAAAAGGAGGAATAAATACAGGGGAAACCGATAAAATATTAAATGATAAAATAATTCCTTCTTTCTCTGAAATCGGCATTAAAGTTAAAATACTAGATACGGAAGCTCCTTCTGAAATACAACAAAATGAAATAAGAAACGCACAAGCTATATACATGACAGGAGGAAACACGTTTTGGATTACACGAGCGTTACATAAATATAATGTAATAAATGCATTGAGAGAAAAGGTATCTTCAGGGATGCCTTATATCGGAGTTAGTTCAGGAACAAACATTGCGTCTCCTACCATGCAAACAACAAATGACATGCCTATTTGTTGTATTCCTAGTTGTGATACATTAGGTTTGATCCCTTTCCAATTAAACGTACATTTCAACGAATTAAAACAAGGACAGGGATTTAGTGGAGAAAGTAGAACCCTTAGAATATGTCAATATATCCAAGAAAATAGAACATTTAAAAATACAAATGTACCTACATTTGTATTAGGTCTTCAAGAAGGAACATGTCTTCATGTAAGCGGTGATAAAGCAGAATTAGTCGGCCTCAAAAATCGCCCTGCTTTATTGATGCAGATTATTAATGGAGAATTCAATAAAATATATATCGCACCAGGAACAAGACTTGATAATTTATTAAAATTAGATACAAAACAATTATCTTCCAATCAACATTCAGACACGCCATCACATTCCGATTCATCTGCTACTCCCGCATTAACTAAAAAGAATATGAAACATATTAAAAAAATGAAAAAAAATGCTTACAAGAGTGTATACAATAATGATTATGACGATTCGTCTTCTTTATCCGATGATAGTGAGTCAGACGATTAATATTCAATTATTGTTTATTTAATTGTTTTATATAATAAAAAAACCCATCTGTTATTTTGTATTGTATTTCTTCATTTGTAACAGGCTCGTATTTCATTATAACATTTACAAAAAAATAATATTCAAATATTCCTAGAAAACAAAACATTATTATATTTTCAATTATTATTGTACTCCATTCTATATGTTTCCTATTATAGAATGAAATTAATATTAATACAAAAAAGATGGCACCAAGTGAACCAGCCATTTTACAAGAACGAACGAAAAGCATTTTTAATATATGTTTTTGTTCTTCCTTAGAGATAATATAATTTTCATATAATTTTTCAATTATATTTTTTTCGTAATGATTTGATATTAATTGTTCAATCGCTTGTTTTTCTATATTATTTATTTCAATCGGTTCCAAATGTGTAAAATAACTCTCTATTTTTCCTATAAATTTTTTATTTTCAATATCAACAATAAAACCGAAAAAAAAATAAATTTCAAATATTACCATTATTAAAATATGAGCACAAATAGATAAGGATTTATTTAATATTTTGTATTTATATAGTTTCGTATAATTTATTAATTTTATAACATAAATTTTTATATTTTTTATTTTATTATTTTTTTCAATAAAATTTATGAAAATTAATTTATCGTTAGTAGTAGTAGTAGAGACATTGTTATTTTTATTTTTCATCATTTCTATCATTTCCATAGTTTGATATATTAGAAAGTATTAAGATAATATTAAAATTATATTTAATATTATTTATTACATTTTATATAAAGAATTATATTTTTATTTTAACACATCTTCCCTTTTCATTTCTCTCTTTGCCTGGTTTGCAAGGAGGTTTTATTTTTTCTGTTTTTACTTTTCTAACTTTTTCTGTTTTTATTTTAACACATCTTCCCTTTTCATTTCTCTCTTTGCCTGGTTTGCAAGGAGGTTTAATTTTTGTTTTTTCTGTTTTTAATTTTCTAACTTTTAATGGTTTTATTTTTTCTGTTTTTACTTTAACACATCTCCCTTTTTCATTTCTCTCTTTGCCTGGTTTACAAGAGGGTTTATGTTTTTGTTTGACATCATTAAACCGTTCATTATCATCATCTGATATAGAAATAATTTCTTTTATTTTATTTTCAATAACTTCTTCAGTTTTCCTAATATTTTCAGAAAAACTTACCGATTGTGACTGGGATGTGGGTGTTTTTAATATTTCTTTATTGTAAAGTTTTTTAATAATTTTATATTTAATTCCAAAGCTACTTTTTGGATTATCTATTAATTTTTTATATTCTGGTTTTTTAATTAATTCCTCATATGTGTCATAAACATTTTTTATTGAATCTCCTTCTCCTTCTTCAAATAAAATTTCAATATAAATATCTGTAATTTCAGTATATTTAATTAAAGTTTTTTTTGAAAGATTATTAATAAAGTTTACATAATCGTCTATTCCTGTTATATCAACATCATACAAATTATTAAAATATTTTTTAAGTTTTTCATTTACAATTTTAACATATCCACGAGCGACGTATCTAAGATAATTCCCTGCATTTTTTTCTCCTACTTCATTAATTATATAATCTAACGCACTGTTATATAAATCTCTTGTAGATTTTTCTGGGTTCGCAAGCGATAACTCTGTAAAAAATAAACTCCATACCGCGCAATATCCTCCTCCTTCTTTAGGATGTTTATATATATCAGCTTTACGTTCTTCAAAGTTTTGAAATCCTTTCAATGTCGGACATACTACATCCGCTCGTTCGTAAATAATTTTACTATCTTCGTCTAGACCTCCATTTATTATATTTGTTAAATATTCAAGCATTTCATCTTTTAAATTATCATATTTATAATCAGCAAATGACCCGTAAGGTTCAAATAAAGATAGTGTATTAAAATTTTTATTATATATTAAAAGATTTGCATGGGCTCCTACATCTAAATTTAAAAAAACCGGTATTGTTATAATTATTTGTCCTCTTTTTATACAATTTAATATTTGCTTTGCATTTAATTTTAATTGATTTTTAATTTTTATTGTATTTTTATTATAATATTCGTTTAATTTTGTCGGATTAAATTTTGGTATAGCTTTACTTATATCTAAATATAATTCCATTCCTCTTTCTACAGTTTTGACAAAGCACGAGTGACCGTATTTTTTGAATAAATAAAGATAAAATAATTGATAAATAATATATTTACCTGCCCAAGATAATATTTCAGTTTCATTTCCTAATTTAACTTTTTTTTCAATAAATTTTTTTATATTTTCAGACCTAAATTCATTAGGTATATTTATATAGTTTACTGGTTGGTCAAGTATAGAACGCATTGACATTTTAGACATTATACATTATCATGATAAAAAATTTTGTAATATTTCAAAAACCTACTTCACTCAAAAATTACAAAATTACAAAATCATTACTATTAATACTGATATAGTTCATTTACGATAATAGACATGCTCCAATCAGATCCATTTAAATTAATTGTATTTCCTTTGTCGTCAACTAAACGAACCTTCATTTTTGTAATATCTACAGGCCCATAATATCTACGTTCATTTAGTAATAAATTTGCTCCAAATGATGTATATGGTTGTTGTCTTATATTTGAATTCATATCAATTGGAAGTATAGCTAATACGTCGCTAGAATTCGCTCCAAAATTCCTTTGTTTTGTAGTATTTCTGTTCTGTATAATTTGATTAATAGAATAAATTTGTGCTTGAGTTATTTTTTTACCAGGTGCTTGACTTCTAAACACTTGTCCCGTATCACAATTAATATTCAAGTCATTTGAGTAATAACTTGGTAAATTAAGCCGATTATCTTCTGGAACTCCGATATTAACTAATCCTTTATTTTGTCTATTTTGATTGAAATCGTCTAATACGATAGAAAAATATTTTGGTCCATATAAATCAGCTACCGCATCGGTTCTGTATGTTCCTGTAGTATATGTTTTTGTAAAAGAATTATATATTTTGGTTGAACTATTTAAACTGAGTGGGTCAGGTCTAAATCCAAGAGACCATCCTAGATTTTGATTTAATAAAGACGAAGTAAAACAACTATTCCCAGAGCAATCAATTGTTCCAGAAACATCATAAAAATTGAAAATAGTTGTTGCGGTTGTTGTAAATGAAAATTTAGAATTATTGTCACTATACGACCATGATAATTGAGTTGGTTTTCCTGGAGGACTTTTCCAATTACTTGTGGCATTTAATTGTGTCAAAATGCCGGCTGCATCATAATTTCCTTGTGGTAAATTAAATGAATATGTGACACCGGATATATCTACATTAAAACAAGTATTTCCTTGATCTAAACTAAATCTATACCAAGTATTAGGAATTTGGACTGAATATAAAAGAATTGAAAGAACATTTGTTAATGATTCAGACAATTCAAACGTATAATTTGTGGATGATGTAGGTGAATTTGGGTCAAACGCATTAAATGGCAAAATATTTGGTCTAAATTGACTGTCTATGTTTACAATTCTAGTATTTAAATTTCTTAAGGTAGGATTTAAACTATCTTGTGAAACAGGCAATTGTATGCTTTGGTTTATACCTAAAAAGTTGCGTTTCATTGGGAAATGATTTCCTTTATTATCGTCCCATACGCCTATCTGTTGAACTCTATCCGTTCGTTTTAATTCTTGAGTTGGGTCTGGTGCTGGTAAATATTCATTTTTATACCAATTTCCAATTTCTTTATTTTCATCATCTATATCATCTTTTTTATTAAAATAATCATTTGAAAACTCGTTGATTAATCTATCTCTAGCATTTTCTAAAAACGAAACTAAATCTTTATCATAATCATATGTTGTTTTTACCCTTTTTATTGATAAAGCAGCAGATGAATTAATTTGATGTAAACTAGGAGTATCATCTAAATTTAAAACCTGTAGCAATTCATCAATTGAATACTCATCAGCATTAGTATTTAATGCTTTTTCATTAGAAGCCATAATATATAAATAAATATGTTATTTAAATAAAAATAAAAAAAATGAATATATTTGAAACAATGCGTAGTGCCTTTTTTTAAGTAATATAGAAAGCCTATTATTATTTCTTTTATTTAATTTCTAATTGTTCTTTGATTTGGTCGGATATGTTTATGAGTAAATTCACTAATAAACATATTTTTAAATATTTCTACAAAATCAATATGTCGATTTCCTATTATCCAATGAGGTAATTGAGTTATTCCATGACTTCTTTTAATATGATAGCTTCCTTTGAATATCAATTCTTCTAAAATATTTATATAAATTTTTTCTT